ATGGCACGCACACGAGCACCCTGCGGGATCGCAACAGAGCCAGCGGCAGCGAGTGAGAGAAGGCGAGCAACGCCATTGATCGGCACAGCGCCGGGAGTGAAGATATCGGGCATTTGAGTTTCCTTTTAGGAACTTGATGTTGTAAGATGGGTGTAAGGTTCAACTGCTAAAGCAGCAGACTTACAGCGCCTGTACTGACCGCGAGGTCTTACTGGGGCGCAAACGGCGGGGAGGTCACTTAACTGGGGCCTCCCCGTTCGCGTTACTCGGCGGGCGTCTCTGCGGGCTCAGCGGCCTTCGCAGTACCGAACTGGCGATGCAGAGCCGAGGCGTCGCGCTTAGCGATCTCTTCGACACGAGCAGCAACAGCCTTCGCGTCACCTTCGAGGCGAGCGATAGCGTGCTGCGCGATCACCTTGATAGTGTCGATGAACAGCTTATGCTTCTCGTCGTTACCACGAATGCTCTGCGCGGCCTGTAGTCCGGCCTTACGAAGCTCCGTAGTGAAGCCCCACTCGTCCCGAGGAAACTCGACAAGAGCCGGGTTCGCGGGCACCGCAGGGGCGGCTTTCTTTTCAGTAGCCATGTATCTCCTTGTGCGGTCTACCAGCGACCGCGAGTGTGTTTGTCTAGTGCATTAGGTGCACGGAATTGTTTGCCGAAAGTACCGGGTAGCTTACGGCCATCCCCTAGTGGGTTCGACATGAGCTTCCGGTACGCTGCATCCTTTGCAGCAGCCTTGGACTTGTCTTCGTCCAAGGCAATGAGTTCAACCCAGTGTCTTGCTGAGCCAGCGATGGCGTCGAGCCTATCGTCATGGATCAGTGACTTCGGATCACGCGTGATGCGAGACATCTGCCAGAGCCAACTGTAAGTGCTCCGCAGATCGGCTGCGTACTTCTGACAGTCCGCCCAGTCTTGGGCGATCAGGTCTTCATGCACGACGAACTTACCGGAGCCGATCATAGGCTCAAGCACGTCGATGATGCGTAGCTCCTTCTGCCCGCTCTCCCACACGTCTTCAATGCCAACCGAATGATTGACCTTGCGCAGTGCTTGGAGCAGACGAGGTTGCCACGCCTTCGAGAGCGCACCCTTGCCGAAGTTCTCTTCGATCTTGATGATCTTCGGCTTCCACTTCACAGCAGCAGCCGTCAGCCAATCAAGCTGAATGTCGTCGTAGCCTCCGTGGATGCCGCTCACATCGAACAGCAGGACGCGTCCAGCGCACATGCCTGTGATGGCATAGGCTAGCTCGTCTCCGTTCTGTCCTCCACCAGCGGGGTCCACGTACATCACTGCACCACTGATCTCTCCGAAGTCTTCGGCAGAGGATACGCGGTACAAGTGATCTTTGATCGTGGTGCCGGAAGGCAGCATGATGCGAGCGGCATCTGTGCGAGCGAAGTTCAACGTCATTGGCGCACGCATCTGCTCACGGTCATACGCAAGGATGCGCAGGGCCGAGAGCTTCAACGGGAAGCGCATGGCGTCGGACAGCGTAGTGCTCAGCATGTGCTGAAGCTGGAAGTACGCCGCGCCTTGGTCGATCTCCTTCTTGGTCAATACGTCTTCACCAAGCAGTACAGGATCAACCGGCTGTCCGCGTTCGCCTGTAGGACCACCACCAGTTTGAAGACTAGGGTTCTCAGTGAGGCGCTTGCGGATCAGCGGTGCGAGATACGGACCATAGCCCTTGATCTCTTCATCGGTCGGATAACGGCCCGGCCAGATGCGAATAGCGTAGCCACGTCCCGGAAGTCCGTTGTACAGACTATCAATGCTCTGCGGCGTACCAAGATAAATGATATCACCAGTAGAACAGATGGACGCGAAGTCGAGTGTAAGATGCAGAATGCGTGCTCGCTGGATTTGCGTCTGTGAGTTCTTTGAACTCTCAACGTCATCCGCGATCAGCACGTCTGCGCGCTTGCCCTGCATGTTCGACGTGATGCCGATACAGGCGAGAGACGGAGACTTCTCCGGTCCCTTGAGACTGTAGTGGATGTCGAACGCTTCGACCGATGAACGGTCGCCGTTAGCTCTGTCAGGCCGTAGGCATGCCAACTCCGGCATACCGTTCACGATCTGGATAACCCAGTTCGCGATCTCAGTTGCCTGAGTGTCACCGGCCGATATGATTAGAACACGCGTCGTCGGATCATGGATGAAGCGCCACACTGCGTAAGCAGCAGTGATGGTTGTCTTAGCCTGTCCGCGCTGAGCCTGTACCATGCGGTACTTCGGCCCGTGCGTAATGTATTGTCCAATGTCGATCTGCACTTCTGTACAGACGAAGCCCATGAGGTCTTCGATAACATCGATCAGGAAGTCATCGAACTCAGCATAGTGCTTTTGAAGCAGTTCTAGTTCATGCCATCGTTCGAGAGCCTGTTCGGTCGTCTCGCGTACAGCCAAGGCTGTCCTTTCACGTTATGGATTTATTGAGGGAGCGCTACCATCGCGGCACCGCGCTCCCCTGTAAATTCATTCGTCAGTCAAATGCACGACGTTCCCAATGGAGCGTCGCTTCTTGGTCTTCTCGACCAAACGTTGTTCAAGCTCGCCCATAGTGTTGCCAGCCTCCGGCGCACAAGTAACCTTGTTCGCGTCGAGGAAGCGTACCATGACAGAGAGCAGCGCCGGATTAAGCTCCGGCTGCGTAATGCCTTTGTCAGCTAGGACTTCAACGTCCGTAGCTTCAAACACCTGTTGCGCCTTCTCGATATGATCGAGTGCGCTAATCATGACTTCAGCAACCTTGTTATGCAGGTCGCCAAGTCGTCCTTCTGTAGCCGGTCCCTTAGACACCGATCCACTTCCTAATCATTCCGAACGCGCGCGGTACCTCTTGTACAAGGCGCGCTACCAGAAGAACAAATCCTAGTACCTTGACCACCTCATTAGAGTGGTCGATGAACAGGGCCAGTACCGCAGCCAAGTATGTAGAGGCTGCGGCCAGCCATTCGTTTAGGGTCTGCAACCGCAGTCTCCGATGTGTTAGACGAGTGAAGCTGAATACGTACCAGAGCCACTGATAGCGTTACCAGTGCTGTAGATGTTCGGGTATTTGAATGCGTTACCGCCGTTGTGAGCCCAGTGATACTGCGATCCGCCAACGGTCATCCGATTGTCGCGCACGATTGTACCAAGTGCGTTGTCATCGCGGATGCAGACTGCCGTGGTGCTGAACAGTACGTTGATAAGGTTCTCAGCCACGATGGTATGATTGGCTGTAGTGTTTGCGCCGGATATATCGACGAACGCACGGTGGCTAAGGTCGTCCAGTTTCATTCCAGACGTACCAGCGATCTCTTCCATGTAGTTCCCGATGATGCGACAAGTCGTACCGCCGAGAATAATTATGTTAGCTGGACCGATGATCGTGTTCTCAGTGAAAGTGAATTGACCTGCTGTAGAGAAGTCCACCTGCACTCCGCGTATACCGCCGAAGCTGCTGTTCGTAACCTTCATGCCGTCAGCTACTGCGTTGAACAGTAGACCACCGAAGATTTCGCATCCGTCGATAAGCATACGGTTCACAACAGGAGTGTACACACCGCCAACAGTCACGCCGCCGTCGATAGCGATTGACCAGCCACCAACACTCTGACCAATGAATAGGTCACGCAGCCGCATGCGGGTCATGCCGCCGTTCGTAGTTCCGCCAGTCAACCAGATACCCTGTGCGCCAGCGCGCGTAGGCGTGATCGGTGCACCGGGAACGTAGTCCACGGGATTACCGTAGAACGTAGATTGATAGTTCGCGATCTTGAACGAGGACCACTCAGCCTGTCGCCAGTCGATGTCTTGCGTTGTAGTCGCTTTGATGATCGTGCAGCCGTCAGAGATGTGTGCAGCGTCTGTAATGAAGGCACTTGCATGACCAGCACCGACGATGTTGATCGGCTTGTCAATCAGAAAAATCTGGCTCTCTGAGCCAGTCTGTCGGATCAACGATCCTTGAATGCTAGGCGGAACGTAGATAGCGCCGTAAGGCGGCACCTTCGA